GCATCTTTAACAGATTCTATGGTTATTTTCTTATCATTTTGTGTAGACGCTTCTTTTTCTTTTTTCTGTTTTTCAAGAAACTCTTTAAGAATCTTTAATTTTTCTTCTTCAGTTAATTTTGTTAAATCAATACCTGCTTTGGCAAATGACTTTTCAAGTTCAATTAATTGGTCTTTTTCTACAGCCTTTTCATCAATTACGGTGTTTGTGAACTTTCTTACCGCATCTAAATTTTGTAGAATTACTGCTCTATAAGCTTCACCTTCTATTTTTGTTCCTTCAATTTGTGCTTGTTGAGCCTTGAATAAAAATCCTCTTATTTGGTTTTCTTCTTCAACAATGGTTGCAACAACTTTTTTGAATGCTTCAACCCTTGAATCCACTAATTGTTGTATAAGGGATTGTCTATCCTTTTCAGATTTTTTGGATGCTTCATCTATCTGTTTTAACTGGTCTTGTGTAAGATTTAATCCTTTAGTAATTTGTTGATTTACCTGTCCTGATGCATCAAATATTTTAAGATATTCAGATGTTAGATTCTTTGATAAATCTTCAATACTTTTATTATATTCATTTACACTTTTTGTATATCCGTCTTGTGATACTGTAGATTCTTTTACTTTACCAGTTACCTTATCAAATTCAAATTGAATACCACCCAAAGATACCTGAATATTTTTAAAATTATTTAATATTTTTGTTAATCCTTCAGCACCAATTACTTCTGAAAAATTTGGTATTCCTTGAATTATTTCTTTGAATTGTTTGTATTGGTCTCGTATTTCAACAAATGCTTTAAATGCTTCTGGTGTAATTAATCCCTTTTTTAATTTTCTTTCTAAATCATTAATTAATAAATCAGTGGTTTCAACAAATTGAGTAACATCTGTTTGGGCGTCTAATGCCAGTGATGCCAAATCCTTTCTAACACTTTCATAAAATAATCCAAATTCATCTTTCAAAATATTCAAATCTGAAACAATTTTATTTGCCTCAATCTTAAATCCTGAAGCTTTTAAAATTTCTTCAAATGGTTTACCCATTTCTTGTTCTATCAAATTTTTTCTTAAATTAACAATTTCTTCTAATCGTTTAATTACTTCAGGGTCTGGTGGGGATATTTTACTTATTTCTGCTAGTTTTTTGGTTGTATCAACCAACACTTTTAATTGTTCGTTTTCTACAGCAATTCTTGCAAGTGCTGCATCGGTATATTTCTTTTGTGCAGTTGCAGTATCTTCAAGAGCGTCTTTTCTATCTTTTTCGTTCTTGATATTTTTGTTTTGGATTTCAGATAATTTACTTTCAGCCTTTAATAATTCTTGTAATGTTTCATCTCTTTTTTGTTCTGCGGTTGCAATAACTTCATAAATTCTTCTTAAATTATTACCATATCTTTCACTAGCGGCATTTAATCTGGCTTGTTTTGCGTCTTGAAGAGTGAATAATGCCCCCAAGAATGTGGTAACATCATCAACTGTATTAATTTGTTCTTTAAGACCCTTATTTTGTTCTTCAATCAATAATTTTGTTGATTCAACCAATACCTGATTTGCAACCTCAGCATTTGCTCTAGCTTTAAGAACATTTATGTATACTTCTGTAACATTAACAATTTGTTCCAATGCATCTTTTTCATCTAAAGTTTTTGCCGTAACTTCAGGCATTATCTTTCTCAAATCATCTAATCCCTGTTGTCTAACTTTTTCACTTTGGGTCGTATCCAAGATTACTTTACGAAGAGCCGTAATTGTTGATATTTGGTCTAAATTCTTTGTTTTGGCATCATCATATTTTTTATTTAATTCATCCAAAGATTTTCCAAGTTCATCAGTTTGTGAACCCAAAGCAACCACAGCACTTACTAACAACCCAATGGCCGCTATCAAGGCACCATATGGATTGGCTGCAAGTGTGGAGTATAATGATTTGGTTGCGGTATTAGTTGCAAGGGTTGCTGCAGTGGCAGCCTTTTCTGCAATGGTTCTTGCAACAATTTGAGCCCCTGTCTTTATTTCCATTACACCCCTAATAGAAAGTGCCAATGTTAATAAGTTTTGTGCTTGTGTTGCTGCCTTTTGAACTGATTCACTTTCATTACCAAATAATGAAACGGCTGCAGTAGCAGCAGCAAATGATGAAGTAATACCACCAGCTAATTTACCAAATCCTTCTGAAATCTTTTCAGGTGATAGTGATTCAGCACTTCTATTTAAATTTTGTAATTGACCATTTGCTCTTGAAATTTCTGCCGATAATTGATTAAATTGTTGACTACCAATTTCAAGTTGTTTTAAATCTTCACGAGCTTCGGCAATGAATTTTTCAAGTGTCTGAATATCTTTAACAACACCATTTAATCCATTAAGATTTATACGAATACCAATAGTTTTTTCTGCCATAATTTTTAACAAGTATAAGGGATTATTTCACCCACATTATTTATAACTATATAGGTCTGAGTGTCAGCTGTATATTTCAAGAAAGTCCCCAATGGTGCAGGTCCATAATATGTTGTGTAATCAAAGTAAACTTGTTGATTTGGATTCAATCCTGGTGAACCAGCAAATGTTACAACCGTAGTTGTTGGACCTGTTCCTGAACATACCAAGTTTGGTGTTGTTCCTGTATAACATACGATAAACTGAGCTGGAACCAATATATTTGGATATGGAACATTTGGTAATGTTCCATAGTAAGGAGCGGGTGGGGTTACTTTGTAGTATCCCCCACGCTCTTTGATAAGGGAAACCTCAGTTAATTTTTCATTGACTAAATCTGCTTCGTTTATCTTTTCAATTCTATAGAATGAATCCTTTACATAGATTTTATCTGTTAATTTGATATCATAGACATCCTGTGGTCTCATAAAGAACCTACCTGTCAATCTTCTTGTTTCGTTTGAATATTGATTATCCACATAATCTTCCCACCAAATGTTGAAAAGATTAAATTGTGTGTATTGAACAGGAAATGGATTATAGTTTCCAAAGAAGTCAAATGTGCTACCAAAGTTTAAATCAGAAACCAAGTTTGGAACTTGAATATCCAATGAACTTAAATGTGATACACAAGGATATGTTGTCCATTCAAATTGTGTTGAGCCTGATTGCATCCACCAAGTTCCTTGTTGTGTTCTTCCCTCATCCAAATAACAATATCTATTACCTGTCCAAAAGAATAAGTGTGGTTTGTTTGAATATGGTTGCAATTGGTTATTCAATTCACGATATACCGCAGGAATTATGAAGTTGTCTGCTCCCGTTACAACTGTGGTTGGGGTTGCAGCAAATGGTAATTCATAGGTATTTTCTGATGTTAATAAGTTGTTGGTTGAAATATACTTGTATCTACCGTAAGTATAGTTATTTTTATCTTCAAATAATTTATTTAAATATTCTTCTGAACCCCTTGTATATTGAAAGTTCAATTCTTTTGGGAGTTCAAATGTGAATGGCTCAGTTCTATAGGTTGAATTTAAATCTAATCTTTGTGTCCAATCCTTTTCTGCTCTATCAGGTTCGTTGTAATACCAGTTGAATGGTGTGATTGTTAGTGTCTGTGATACTTCATCTTGAACAATAACCAAGTTGAACATGGTTACCAATGCTTTTACAAATTCAATACAATTTATATCTTGTAATCCAAGTTTCAAGTCCACAAGTTGTGTTCCTGCAAGAGTTGGTGATGAGTATAAATCCCACATTGGTCTTGGACTGGTTACACCAAATGAACTATATGGTAATATTCTTAATGAATTTTTTCTTTTGTTTTGATTAACCTGAATATAGGCTTTAACCAAATCACCTGAATCCAATGTAACCGTTGGGAAAAAATTAACAGACGCATCAAGACCACAGGTTGGTAAACTATATTGGTCGGAATATGCAATTGGTGTTCCTGTTGCCAAACCTGCTTCAGTTCTTGCTTTTCTTAATACGATTTGGAAATAGATATCTCCACCACATTCATTATTATCATCATAATTAAATCTAATATTGAATGAATATTGACCTGGATATGGTGTCCTGAAGAATGCTCTTGTTGGTTGATTACCAGGATTGATTGAATTATATGGATTTGCAAATACAAAATTCCTTAATGTGTCATATCCATCAGGTTGTGTGGTTTGAAATAGAAAATCTTTTTGTCCTGTAACATTATTATATACCAATGTTCTGTTTGTATAAACCCTAAATTGGTTCTGATTGGTTACTCCCGATGCAACCTCAACCCCTAATTGTCCATTTTGGAATGTATCCATATAGATACTCCTGAAATAGTTGGTTTCAAAAAACTCTGAATTAACAGTATAGTTTGTTCTTGCAAATATTCGGTCAACAATCTCTTTCAATCTAACTGATGGTTTCCACACTGATTCAGGAACAGGACAGGTTGATTGGTCAAATGAACGGGGTTCACCAAAACTATATGTCCAAGATGGTGTTTGAGCAGTTGTAGGTCCAAAGTAAGTCAGACCATAGTTAATCATTGGATATAGAATTTTACCACCAAATAAACCTTTGGTATCTGTGTGGTCAGCAGCCCAAGAACGAGTGATTGCTGTATAACTTAATTCGTGTTGAAGGTCATCCCAATTCAAGTCCTGAAGGGATAGATTTCTAATTTCAGATGCAAAATCCCCAACATTACCCATAATGTATACTTCGTAATCTGTAAAACCAGGGTTTTCAATTACTGCAGTCAATCTTAATAATCCATCAAATATATCTGTTCCCCTATATTGAACCACACATTCAATTTTGGTCAATGGGTTGAACTCAATACCATTAACTTCAAAATAGTGTTCAAATATGATTGCATTATTATTTGTGTTCGGTATTACGAACTGCTTGGAATAAGGTGATTTACGGGTGTCAAGTGATGTTGAATCTACTTCTTGAATGACTACCGTAATTGGAATATCTTCGTAAATATCCAACCTTTTCCACTCATCATTAAGTTTGACTAAAAGGGTTGTATCCATTATTTACCTAATAATTGAATGTTATTGCTATAAACATAGGTTAATTCAATATTAACTATATCCTTATTACCTTTGTTTTTCTTTAAAAACTCTGTGTTGATTATGTTGATTGGTGATAATCCACCATCTTCTCTGACTTCATATACTTCATTGGATGTGTATAACTCTTCCAAATACATAAAATCAGGTTGATTTAAGAATCCTGAATTGATGACATGGGTTTCTGTCATATTGACTTGCCAATCTGTTGTTCCTCTTGCGTATTGAGCAACACCAGGATTATCTGAACCCCAATCATTTTGCCAAGATTTGAATGTAAATCTTTCAATATTTATACCTTCTGATTTACCAGCGGTGAATGTATAGTAATCGTAATGTCCATATCTATTTTTGAACATTAATTGTCTTTGGGTGTTAGGTCCTTGACGAGAACAAATTGGTTCAATATTGAACCTAAATACTTCTGATACAGGGGTATATCCTGTGCAATTACCTATTGTATATCCTGTTGGAACTGGTTGTGGAATGATTGCCATAATGTTAACAAGGGTCTCCTATTTCACCTTCGTATGTTACTGATGTTCCATCTGAATAGTAGATATTTGAACCATATCTGAAGAAACCTACATAAGGTGTGGTTAATGATGAATTTGTAAATACATCTGCGGTTGCGTCTGTGATTATAACACCAGGTGCTGTGTATAATGTTTGTCCTGAAGCTGCGCTGCAAGTAACCAATCCACCCAAACAAGATGCTGCACAATATTGTGTTGTCCAACTTGTGAATGTCGGAGTTGGTGTAGGTGTTGGAGTTCTTGTAGGTGTTGGAGTTGGACTTAAACCAGGTGTTGCTGATGGTGTTGGTGGTATAATACAAGATGTATCATAAGTTACCGTCAATTCACCCAATACAACTGTATATTGGTTTAAATTACACATACACACAAAATAACTTTCACCAGGATTTACAATCAAACCTGTAAGAACATTATCACAATTTATATAGTTCAAAATACCCAATGCGACAAGTGATGGATTTGTTACTTGATATCCCTGACATGCACATGCTGGTGGTGTTGAACTTGGAGTTGGGGTGGGTGTTGGACTTGGTTGAATTGGTGATGTTGAACCTGTGAATTTACCAAATAATTGAACGGTATAATAATCCGTATTCACTGGCATGATTGCTTCCAAGTTCTTTGGTCCTGCTCCAACATAAAGTGTGTTATATGTGGTTTCACCTGATGGGATTATAATTGGGAGTGCTGGATATACATCCAAACAATTTGTTCTTGGACCACCACCATTGGTTGTGATGTTGTCAAAGGTTACAGCGGTAAGTGATGTTCCCTGTTCATCAAAAAACTCATACTGAACATAATATGGTTCAGATATTACCGTATTATCCAAATAGTAATTGGTAAATGATAATGTGTAATATTCCGTATCTTGAATATTTCTTGTTCTTGGGGAGTTGGTTAGGAATAGTCCCGATGTTGTGGGATTTGTCCCCGTAGGAGTTCCTGATAACACAAATGGACCTACATTGAAGTCTTGTTGGGTTGCTCTACCATTCACACCCATTGTTGATGCAAATGTCTTTCTTTTTGATGATGGAACTGCTGGATTTCCTTCGGTCATTCCTGTAAGTCCTGATAGACCTGTGAATCCTGTTACTGAACCCAATTCTGTTGAAGAATATTCAAATCCAAAATACATCTGATATGGTATTGTTTCATCTGAATATGGACGAGAGAATGGGAAGGTTTGATGTGTATAGATATTTGTGGTATTCCAAACGGCAATTGGATTATTTTCAACATATGTCTTCAATATCCTTGAAACATCAATAACCCCCAAATCTGATGGGTTTGGTGTTGATTTGCCTTGAAATACAACTTCATCATTTACATACAAATCGTATGTATATCTAAATTTGAACTTGTTTGTCGTGTCTGCACTTACAGTATAAAATAACCCATTGGTTAAAACGGGTTGAAATGCTGGTGGCTCGTGTATTATGTTTATCATTATAAATTTACAATTATGAACTCATCTTTAATTAGTTCGGTCACATAAGTAGCTGCAGCTTCACCGAATTTCTGTTCAACTTCACCTATCACCGAATTGATTGCTTTATTAACAAAATCTGTTTTATAGAAACCATATTGTCCTATGGATTTGGCTCTTAAGTAATTTAACTGCCTTCTTTCAATAAATCTACCCTTTGCGTCCCTAACACCTGATAATCCTTTCTTTGTTACTGACCATCTATCAATGGCTCTTAATGGTGGCATTCTACCTGGTCTTCTACCTTCATCAACCCAAGTCCAATAGTATGGCATTTCAACCACCAATCTTAAATCACCATTACCACTACTTTGCCAGTATGTGTCAATGTTTCTTATCAGATTTCCTGATGCAATTGGTGGGGTTAGTGGATAACTTCTTCCACCTGAAACAGGTTTTACTTGACCAGCATATGTGCGTGATGGTCTTGGAACTTGTAATTGTTTAACAAGAGCATTTTTTATAAGTTTCGGTATGTCATTGAATAATTCTTCCATATTTTATTAACAACAACTCCTATCGTCAATTATCGTTACCACTGCTACACTACCCGAACTTAATGATGGTGCTGGAGCACCAATTTTTACACAGGCTGTCCTTGATTGTCCTATTGGTATTGTTATAGTTGCTGTTCCACCACCACTACAGGCTAAACATGTATAAACAGAAAAACTTGGTCCGTTATTTTGTATCCTATATTTTAAACAACAAGGGGTTGGTGTTGGAGTGGGTGTTCTTGTTAAAGTATTTGTTGGTGTTGGTGTAGGGGTTGGTGTTTGCGACAATCCTGGTGTCGGACTTGGTGTAGTTGTGGGTGTAACACTTGGAGTGTTTGTAGGAGTTGTTGTATTAGTTGGTGTTATACTTGGGGTTGGTGTTTGTGTCGGTGTGGTAGTATTTGTTGGCGTTGGGGTTATTACAGAACATTCACCAACAACAACATTTTGCCAATTAGTCCATATACTACCAGGACTATATGCTGGTGATGGGCCTGGATATTGACTTATAGATTGAGCACAGAAAGAATAAATAGTTGGACTTGGGTAAGGGCCACCCCAAAAATCGCTTAATGTTTGGACTACACCATTACAATCTTTGTAATACATAAAATTAGCACCATTCTCCATTCTTTGTAAGGTCATATAATAACAAGCTGGCGGTGTTGTTGATGGTGTTACCGTTGGTGTCGCTGTATTGGTTGGTGTCACCGTTGGTGTCGCTGTATTGGTTGGTGTAACACTTGGGGTTGTTGTTGGTGTGGTAGTATTGGTTGGTGTTATACTTGGAGTTACCGTTGGTGTACTAGTATTTGTCGGTGTGGTAGTATTGGTTGGTGTTATACTTGGAGTTACCGTTGGTGTTGGAGTTACGGTATTAGTTGGTGTAACTGATGGTGTTGGTGATGGATTTAATTCGTAATAATCACATGCATTGATATCTTCAAATACTATTATTTCAATATCTACGGCAATACCACCCACATAGTCATCAAATCGTTCAAGGAATGGAATTGCTGTAATTGGTAGATTACAATCCATTCTGCTATACAAATCAGGGTTTTGATTGAATCCCCTTTTAATATATGAAATAAACCTTTTGGCTTGAATTGACATATTTGAAATTACATCAATTTCATTTGACATATCAAAGTTAATTCGGTCTCCAAATAATATCTGAAGTGTGTATGTCGTTATATTTTCATCCTGTGAAACAGATTGTGGTGAAACGAACATAAACGGATACACAGGTGTCATACCTGATTGTGTCATTCCAAAATCTACCAAGTTCCCATGTCCGAAAGAGTTTAACCCTATGTTTTCTTGGGATTGTTGGAATAATTCCAATAACTTAATTATTTTGTGGTATGTTACATATTGTTCCATTAGTAGTAATCACATGCATTAATATCTTCAAATACGATGATTTGAATATCCATTGCAACACCCCCAACATAGTCATTGAACCTTTCTAAAAAAGTTTGACTTCCAATCGGCAATATGCAATCCATTTTATTATATAAGTCAGGGTCTTGGTCAAATCCCCTTTTTATGTAAGATACAAATCTTTTTGATGCTATCAACATATCTGATAACACATCAACCTGATTTGACATATCAAAGTTAATTCTGTCAGCAAATAACACTTGAAGTGTCCAAGTTGTTATATTTTCGTCATATGATACTGTTTGTGGGGTTACAAACATAAATGGATATACTGGTGTCATTCCTGATTCTGTCATCCCGAAATTCACCAAATTACCATGCCCAAATGAGTTCAACCCAACATTCTCTTGTGATTGTTGATAATCTTCAAGAAGTTGAATTATCTTATGATAGGTAACATATTCTTCCATTACTTTTTAAATTGTTTTTCCATGCTTTTTATTTGTTCCAACTCCTTCTCATATCTTTCCTTCAAAAGAGCTGCAGTATTTAGACATAAATACAGGGACATGTCATCTATTTGCTCAAATTTTGTAAGGTCTTCATTTGCGAGTTGGAAGGTGAGAGCAAAATAGAATCTAGCGGCAGTCTGCGTTTTATCCATTTTGGGAGTATCGTCCACCCCTTCATTATCAGCTGGTTGGCTCTGTTCATCGTATCCAAAGAACGAAGCGTATTGCTTGTATAGATTGAGCTTATTAGCAAAAAAAAACTACTAGCACCAAACCAATAACTTATGGGTAGTTCCTTGAATAATTCTGCTCTGTCATCAATTTCTGATGCTTTGTATGGTGCAATTATATATGATTTCTTGGTTTCCTTAATTATAGGACGATACAATACCGCCATAATTTTGTTAATATTTTCTGTTACTTGGTCTGCTGAGAATACCTCAAGGTCAACCCAAGCACCCCAAGTCATCTTTGAAAAGTCATTCTCCAATCCATATAGAACACCTTTGTGGGTGAACTTGGTATGGGTTTCATCATTGATTTCTGTTGGTAATAAATGTGTTGTTAAATATTCTTCAACAAATTTTACATCTTTGATTGGTAGGTCCATCAATTCATATAGGGAACAATTTAGATATAATGCCAATAATTGTGATTTATCGGTTTTATATACTTCCTGATTTTTAATGAATTTTTGATACTGACCAATTGTCAGTTCTTTTTGAACTTCTATTACTCTGTTGTTTAATTGTATTTCTATCATACTATTGATACTCTTGCTTTTGGTTTAGTTGTGCTTTCTAATACATACCTGATTGCGTCAATCATATGGTTATTGTCATCTTCGGGGACATCCAATAGGTTTCCATCCTTATCTTCTTTGAATTTATACGAACCAAATTCGTGAAGTATATTCTTGGATTCTTGTGTTATAAAGATATGATGTCTCCTGATTAAATCTATACCATGTAGGACTGATTTCTTGTTTACAGGTTTTGCATTGAATCTGGCTCTTTTTAATTCTTCAATGTTTTGTGGTGCTGCTGAATCACACCAAATGTTATCTGTTCTGTCAATTCCCATCCCTTCCATACGATGAATTATGTCTGGCATGGTCATACCCCTAACATATAGGAGTTCTTTGAAATAAAGGGTATCTCCGTCTTTGTATACCTCAACAAATGCTGTGGGTGAGTTAAAACCAAAGTCCATTCCTCTACCCAATAGTTTTGCATCAGGTGGGATTTGTTCTATCGTGTTGTAACGATTAAATACAAGTTGTGTTGCAATACCTTTCTCACCCAAGTTGTAGATACGATATAAATTCTCATCTTTGTCTTTGAGTGATTCCAATTCCTTGATGATATTGTTATCCACAAATGGATTATCTCTCCATGTCGTTTTGAAGTAATATGAATCATCCCTGTTTTCAAGTTCATATACCCAAGATGATAATTCTGATGGGTTTAAATCACAAATGATTTTATCAGATGTTCTAAAGATTAACTGATTCCAATCTTCAATCTTTAATTCATTACTTTCGTTACAATATAAATAATTTCTTTTAACACCTCGTATTTTTTGGGGTTCATCTACTGACATCCAATTGATGATGTTCGTTCCTAACTCATAATACCCCTCTTGTTTATGAAGTTTTGATGGGTCGTATTGTCCAAACATTTCAAGAACCTGAATCAAGTCCTTTAATACTGAATTTTTAAGGGATGGTAATGTCTTTCTGACAATAGATAGTGTCTTATTCTGTTCCTGTAGAAGTTTATATACCCAATAGATTAGAATGTTGAAGGTCTTACCTGAACGAGAACCACCCTGAGCTACGACAATCCTTTTCCCAAGTTCATCAGATTCTAAAAGTTTCTCAAATACAACCGTTGTGGATATCTTCATATCTTATTTTCTAACTTCCATTTATATCCATAACTGGTTTGATTTCCTTTTCTGATACAATCTTCTATGTGGTTATGACTATCAAACCCAAGTGTGTTTTCAATTTCAGTTATTGTATTCCAACTACGAATAAAATTGTCTTCCAAATCATATTGGTTAATTACATATTTTCTTTCTAACTTCCATTTATATCCACCACGAGTTGTAAACTTTGTTCTATTGTAGGTTCTCATTATATCACCTGATTCCACACCAGTTGCTTTTGATGCTTCATCCCTATTCTTGTAACAGGCAATCAGGTTATCGTTCATGTCATATTGACATACAACCCATTCTTCCAATTCTTCACCACTTAATCTTTTCTTTGAGAACTCTGCGTATTTTTCATTTAACTCAAACCCAATATATTCTCTGTTATTACAACCCAATCCTGTGGTTCCTATTCCACTGAATACATCAAGGACTACATCACCTTCATCTGTTAGTAAGTTAATGAAATAGGTGGGTAATTCTTTGTGATATGGTGCGGGGTGTCTAATGGTATTATCACGAGCAAGTCCTGCTGTTGGAAACCTGAATACATTATCAGGTCTAACTAAACTTGGTTTATATTCAATATTATTTTTTTCCGTTCTTTCCCCATCAATAATTTCTCCGTGTCCTTTTGGTTGCCAAGGATATTTAGCTCTATCACTTGTTGCTTTGGCTGGTTCCTTTAACGCTCGTTCCATGTGAAACTTTAACTCCTTTTGGTTCTTAACAAAATGGAATATAAACTCTGTATTGTTTCTAAATCTTTTTGGTGAACCATTTGGTATTCCATTCATCTTATGCCAGATGTATGTGTCATAGAACTTCAATTTGGTTTCCTTCTGACTACGATAGATTAATTCATAGATAAACGGATTCCTATAACCACCAGAACAATTATCGTTAATGTTTAGTATGAAACTACCACTTGGTTTTAAAACCCTGTGTATTTCATTGAATAGGGGTAATAACCAATCACAATATTCGTTTGGTTTCTTAATGGATATATTCTTTCCATAATTAACAATATCAGCATAGGGTGGAGATGTGATAACCAAATCCACACTATTGTCTTTTAATGTCTTTATTAACTCAAAACAATCACCTTCTAATATCATATATGCTCCCTTTGTCTGTTTATCGTAAATTTAAACTTTGGATGTGATTCAAAATGTTTTGCAATGATTGGTGTCAATTTGTTCATTCTGTTTTCAATAAGTGATTTGTGATGTATTCCTTCAATGAAGAAGGTGAACTCACATGTAATGTAGGCGTAATCACAATTATTGAATGTCACTGGTGTGGTATCTACGAATATGAATTTCTCCTTGAATATGTTTGTATCCAAATTGTCATATACATCCTTTTTGATATCCGCCATTACTCTTCTTGCGTCTTTGATATTTTCACACCCTGTGGATAAGATGTGAACTCCAAACATATAATAACACGCTTTTAATTCATTCTTGTCTTCACTACCTGACCATACTCTGAACTTCTCTGCTGGTGTCATCTTGAATCTAACACCACTCATCTTTTTAATTCTCTCCATCTTTTTCTATATTCTTTCTGATTATTTCAATTTGAATTGGTGTTGGGGTATTAATCTTCTCACCATCTGTTTTGATATCCACATGCTTTTCTGACTTCCAATTATCTTTGAACTTGTTGGTCATTATTACCTGCCATAATCTTGTATTAAACCCTGCTCCTTCACTTTCATCCATTGATTGGTGTGCTTTGTTAAACCACCACTGTTCACATAGTTTCTGATACTCCTGGAACGATTCAGAATATTTTTTATTCCTTTTAAGTAATGCGTGATGTCCTTCCCAAGATATCCCCAATTCAATTAGAAATTGTGTGATATGTCTACCATTTCTTCCCGCATCTAACATAATCTTTTGCCATTCTGTTGGCATGGTTTCTTCCAATCTTGGTCTTCCTGGTCGTCTTTTATTATCTTCCATTTTCTTTATCTATCATCATTTTTATTAATTCAGGTATTGAACAATTTCTCTTTGATGCCACATCAAATAGTTCATCCCAAATTTCCTGTTTTATCATTATGTTTTTGTAATGATAAGTATATTTTTTCCCATTAACAAATCGGGTTATATTACCTTTTGTATTTGACATCATACACCTCAATCGCTGTTTTTATTGCACTTATTGCATCTTCCAATGATGGAACGGCACTTGATTGTGGGTATAAACTTGAATACGCCCCCATAATTTCAATCTTATCAAGGTCAGTATAGGTTGATGTATCCCCATTCAAAATAACTTGATTATAGACCATTTTTGCCTGAGCAATATAATCAGGATTATCTAGTCTGTTTGTTTCTTTTTTTCCTCTTTTACAATTACACATTGTCGTTTTCTTCTTCTAAATCATTTATGACCAATTCTATCCCGCCTAACACTTCTCCAAGAACCTCTGATACTTCGTAGTCATCGTTGTGCATTGAGCGTTCCTGAAGGGTTCGTAGGTGGTCTCTTAACATTCCTAAAGTCCCACCAGCTACTGCCATATCTTGAACATAGTATTTTGTTGCTGTAAACACAACACTTGCCTTTTGGCTATCTTCTAATTGAAAATAACCCTTGCATAATTCTTTTATATCCATAATAATATAAATATAACCAAAAAAAATTTATTTGAAATAAAAAAACCCCTATAGTATTGGGAGCTCACTATAGGGGTTAATGACTAAACGGGACAGTAAGAAGAATAAGACAACAATAGAGATAAGTAATGACAACAAACTTACTGTCCTA